ATGATAGATTGGAATGATTGCCTGCCGACAAAAGAGATGCAGGCTGACTTTGAAAGATTCAAAGAACTAAAAACCACAGAAGAAAAAGAAGCTTTCAAAAAGGAAATGCAGGATAAATATAATAAACTACCGGAAGCCCAAAAGGAAGCCTACAAAAAAGCATCTGAAGCTGGGCTAAAAGCAACGGTAAATGCCTGCAATGATTATATAGAAAGAGCGGAAGAAGCCATATTACGTGATAAACTTGGAGAATTGCCCGAAGCAATCTCATTCAGTTATATTGCAAAGAAATATTTTGGTAAAAGTAGAAACTGGCTATATCAACGTATTAACGGAAATATAGTCAACGGGAAAAAGGCTCGCTTTACTGACAATGAGCTCAAAACGTTCCTGAACGCTTTGAACGATGTTAGCGAAATGATTCATCAGACATCATTAAAAATCAGTTAAGCTCTTATTTGACACCATCCCTGCATTGAGCCGATGCAGGGATTTTTATTGTCTAATCGAAAAATAATTGTATCTTTGCAACATCAAGATAATACGGACATAATTCGGATTATTTTGGTTTGGCTTTGGTGAGGGGGTGGTTCCCCTCACTTTTTTTATATCCACGATCGAACTTTTCATTTATATATTAGTACTATCTTATGTAACCCTTCTTGAGAGTTTGTTGATTCGTGTGTTGTTGATAGGAAGGATTACCAAAAAGGCAGCCTAATAAGCTGCCTTTCATTTACCTTCAATCCAATTATTTACTTACATCCCAATCAAAAGAATAAACATAACCACTGATAGGTATATTTATAGTTAGAATCTTTCCCTTTTTTCTTTTAATGTTCATATATCCTATTATACCCTCATTGGGATGTACTGTTGTCTTCTTTAGATATCCTTGCCTTTTTATTTCCCTATCATTATCCATCATTTTACCCAATGTTTGTAGTTGATAAGATGATGCCATATTAGCTTGAAAAGCCGCATTTGCATCATAATGGTTGGTCACTGTTGTATAAGCGGTACCATTTGACGAATACGATGTGGAATAAGATGTAGAATATCCGGCACTTCCTGCACTAAGCCCAGAAGAAAAGCCATATAAGGCCATAGCCCAGTTTTGAGACTTTCTTATCTTTTTCTGAAAAGCTTCATTTGTGTATACCATTAATTGATAATTATCTCCTCTATTAGTCAGCAAATGAGAAGTAACATCGTCCGGCGTAAATATGACCGACGAATCACACTGATTCTTGATGAAAACATCAATCCGATAATATTTTCCATAATCATCCTTCGTTTCATAAGTCGTAAGGCCAACGATAAAACCATTCGCATTTCTATATGCCCAAAGATTCCCATCATTATATTCTGTCATAACCGTAGAATCATTTTCTGATAGAATTAAAGTTTGTGCTTTGGATATTATTGAAAT